GATTGCGAGGAGAAGCTTAACTCTCATGTTGTTGAGCCTTTCAGGTTCCCGTAATCATCGTGGTATTCCCACCAAAGTTCTCCAAGTCGATCCAGATCTGACTTGCTCCAGCCAATCGACAGACAGAATGACAGCCATTCGAAGCACTGCGCGATTAGTTCTCACGATGATTCACCGTCTTTTACTTCGCGCTCAGACCGAGGCGCGAACCGTGGATCGGGCATACACGTACAGGGCCGTGACGGGTTGTACGCCTGCTGGCGGTCATCAAACAAGTTATTCCACCGTTCGCAGCGTCGCAAGTCGTGATCAGTCGCACGATCTACAATCTCAGTCATTTCGCTGCCGCCTTCTGTGTCTTGATAATTCCCAACTGAGAATGCGCCTGTATTTCATTCAAGTTAGCAGCGCATTCCGGTTTCAGTTGCCGGTGCCTAAGCGCAATCTTCTGGGCTACCGACCATATGTCTTCATAAAGGCGAATCCTGACTGCGCCATTTGTTTTACATCGTCCACAGGTAAATGTTTGATTCATGATTTCTCTCCTTCCCTCTCTGCGCGGGACTTGGCCCAACGTCGCGCCATTGCCATACAGCTATCTAAGTTCTCCCGTGCCGAACCTATTTGATAAGTTGCGCTCTGACCGCCAACAACAACCGTCGTACTATTGGTCGTCAAGAGCGTCTCAGTTACCTGAATCCGCCGAGCGTGATCAGGAAACATTTCTCGAAGCTCTTTCAGCGCCGCTTCCACTGTTAATCCTGTCTCAACGCGGGGAGTGGCGGCGTTCTCAACCGCCGCGACAAAGGCTGCGGAGCGCCTCTCGAACTCTCTGGCGTCAGCGGGATACGCTCTTAGATTGGTAATCAGATTGCATAATGCGGTGTCATACCCGTTGGCGTTCCAGAGGGGATTCGTCCGTAAGTCTTCTAAGCGCCTAATAATGCTTTCGACAGTTGAGACGTAGTTATCGCTGTCCGCTGCTGCGCGGGGAAGAGAGGCGCGAACATATTCGATATCCCCTTCTTCCGTGCTTCCTGTCTCATGCCACTCGTAAGCTGTTTGCCCTTTTGCGTTCGGCCATAGCCAGACTCTTTCCGGTGGTTGCGCCTGTGGTTCAGTAGATTCAGCCATGATGGTCCTCGCATAAATCGCACTTGTCGCAGTTGCGGATTTCTTCAAGTTGCTTGATGGCGTGTTTTCGCTCTAATGAACCTTGATACTTAGCGGCTAGTTCATTGCCTCTGACGCACGACATCCGATGGCCCTTAGTCGAGCTGCACTCGGTACACTCCTGTTGCGCCTGTGGTGAATCATTCTTCATGGCTGCTCCAGTGGTCCAAATGACTCTGACAACTTCCAGTGCTCCTCAGCGCATTCATCGCAAAACTCGTCATCAATAAGATTACCGTGCTCGCATAACTCGCCGTCACCTTCGGCGTCGCCCGCGCTCGGAAGATCAAAGTGGTCATCCATATCGGTGACTCCCGGTGGATAATTACTCATACTGATCCTTTCCGTGAAATGTGCGTAGTGTCTCAGTTCGTTCTTCAGATCCGCCACTCTCCTCAAACGCGAACTGGGAAGCCAGATCTCGCAGCCGCAGCACTTCTCGCGCCAGTGCTGCACAGGTGGTGGCGTCGAACTTTGCAACGTGGTCCAGCACCTCACGCTCGGCCAGTAGATCGGGATGCCCGTCTCGCTGCGTCGTCGGGGAAATCACGTCGCCGTCCCCATAAGGAGCGGTGCTTCCAATACGACGCCACGAGCACGAATCGTGAACCGCCCACGGTCCCGGTCGCAATCTCGCAGCTCTCTCCGCTACTTCAAGCAGTGTCTTCAGTTCACTCTCATTTAGTGGCATCGGTGCTTCCTTCGTACTTCTTGAGAAATCGTCGAATCTTAGCGGCGACAATCTCAGTGTGTTTCAACGCGCCCCGCGCGATGTCGAACACGCGCTCGTCGGGCAATTCATCGATAGCATCAGAGATGAACGCCCAGCCCTGATCTTGCTCGACCAGCCTGAATAATTCAGCACCGAGATTTTTCTTAGTCCGACTTCGTGACATCGGTGCTCTCCTGTTTGATAGCGGCGGCGATGCCTCTACGGATTTGCGTTTCAGTGAGCGCCGGTTCGTGGTCGAGATCGAATTCGCTCTCAGGAATTATCTCGGCAATCTTCGCACAGCGTTCGCGCTCGATGTGAACTGCCTTGTTCGTTCTCCGCAACTGCGCGTAATCCTTGCCCGTCATCTTCGGAGTCTTTGATGGTCCCAGTGCGATCCAGTTGTTGAGCGCGTGCTGGATCATTTCGGCGGCATGATTGGATCGGGCGGTACAGTAGACCGGACTGCGTGATACTGGCTCACGATCCATTACCTTGCGGCCTTCACGATAGAAGCGTTGGTCTGAATGTTTGGTCATACGCGTTTCCTTGCCTGATAGCGGCTACAGCTTCACGGCCTTGTACTGTTTCAGGATTCGCAAACAGTCCGTACACGTAATGCCGCCCCGCGCCGCAGTCTTCGTTTCGTACTCGCATTGCGACTCGCCCTCACCAAAGAACTCCTGCGTACACAACGCCGCGGGCCCTTGTCCGTTGCCAGGATCGACAAGATGCCATGTGCGATCCTTTGTCTCACGGCCATCGTCATCGGAGATTATTCGAACAAGTGAATTCACGGTTTCAAGCATTGCTCCTTAGTGGTTACTGCTCCGGCGCATTCGCCACGCGCTTCTCGTGCTGCCGAAGTGCCTCTGCCATCATTCCCGCGCGATAGACCGATCGCAGCAAGTAAGACAAAACTGATTCTCGATCCGCTATGGCGCGAGCATATATCTCAGCGCCCGGGAATAGCTTTACAGCTTCGTCAATCGCGGCGTTTGCATCGGCAATGATCTGAGATGCGGAAGGGACTGCGTATTGCGCTTCGTATTGCTCTACTGCTTCTGCTGGATACGTCATTCGTTCAACTCCTGTATTGGAATGGCCCGAGGCCAGCAGCCGAGTCTGGCAACTCATTCGTGCATGTGTGCACCACCCGCACGATTGTTTTTCCGCTTAAACTACTCCGGCACACGCTGAAAATCATTCATACTGATTCTAAACTTCCCACGGGGATCTGCCCTCCGATTGGAACAATTCCGGCTGATTCTCGTTTGGCTCACATACGATCTCTTGAATGACTATTTCTACTCTTGGTGGGGAGCCGTAACGCTTGCGCCCGATACTATCGACAATGAGCGCGTCATCAGCGTACACGTTTTTCGCCTGCGTAAGACCGTCCGAGACGGCTCTTAGAAGCTTATCAACGTCTGGCTTCACTCCCGGCAACGCTGGTGCTGATGGCTTAATCCGATGCTCATTCGCTCCAGTTCCAAAATGACCTTTTGGCCGCGGCAAATAAAACACACACTCCAGCGATACAAAGCCAGTCAATAGTGGTCCTGAGTATTCCTCTCGTGCTGTTTGGGAAACGCGGTTTCGCCATGCTTTTGTATCCTTGTTGTCATCAGTGACGTTGACAATGATGCTGCCGTTCTGTCGCCTGAGCGGGAGTGGTCCGACAACGGGTCCGCACTTGCAAATCCTTTTCTTGTCGAGTAAAGGGAATGCCTGTTTCGATCCTGCGGGCTGTGGCTCACCAAACACAGTAAAGCTATAACTCTTCCCTGTGGAGACTTCTGGAATATGCTCAATTGGTTGCGCAACTTTCTGAACACGATCTTGCTGCATAGCCTTCTTGGCTAGGTAGTTGTAGAGATCGTCCTCTGTCCAACGTTGAGCCATTATTCAGGCACTCTCGTTATTCGTTGCTCGTTTCTTTGGTCTGCCTTGCTTCGCACCGCGTTCGGTCTGCCAGTATGGAGAGTTGCACTTTGCGCAGCGTTCCGGCTTCTTGAGCGATTTGGGCCACCAATAGGCATCACAGCGAAGGCAGTGAAGTTGCTTAAGCGACGGTCTCATGCTGCCGCTTCCTCCGTATAAAGCACATCGGATTCCAGGGGAACGCGGAAGATGTACACACGATCGCGCGGACTGAACGTCCGCTTCTGCGCTTTCTCGACGGGCCAGACGCCTTCAATTGCCTTGCGGGGCGAGTGTTTGCGATAGGCCATAGAAGTCAGATCCGGCTCCGCTCTAAACCATTCGTCAACCTTTAAATCCACAAACTCGGCGACCACGAACCGCTTTTTGCTTTCCTCAATATCGCTTTTTATCTCCCGCTCGATCTCCTGCGCAAAGCCCCACGATCCGAACATCTTCGCCGTCGCCGCCAGCGTTGTCCGGCTGGCGATATTAGACATAGAAGACGAAGATGTTTCGCCTTGATGCGCCCATGAAATGACATAGCCCTTATAGCGCTCACAGAATTGCTCAAATGCGGGTAAGACATCTTCCAGTGTTGCTGCTTTCGCTAGCGCGTGGCTGGCCTCAATAAGAACGGACAACGTTGTCTGATCTTCAATAAGCCCCTCACCTCGCCATGCGATCCCGTCAGTCGGATCGGCGGCAATTCGAGAAACAGAGTCCGTAATAGACTCGCGCAACTTGGCATCTATCCCGTCTAGTCGCGTATACGTCTGCTTTAACACGCTTGCAAACGGTCGTTCAGGGCTAAGCGTTTTATCAAGTCTGCATGGTTCATTATGTAGCATTATCCTATCCTCCCTTTCAAGGAAGACAAGATAGCATAACTATGTAGACGTGTCTATAGCCAGCGGGATTATTTTTTGCTCCGATTAATCCGACGATAGTGCCCCTCAATGCTCTTTAGCTCATCAGGTAGCCACTTCACCGTCTTGTCTCGCTGGGACTTCAACTCATCAACGACCTTCTGTCCGAACTTTTCCTGCATGACCTTTTCATACGCCGACAGATTTCCGCAGAAGGTCACGTTGCAATTGAAGCACTGTGCCCAGCATCCCCGCTCATCAAATAGAATTGAATTACCACGGCCTGAGACAAAGTGTCCGGCATGCATCACCGTCCAGTGCTTTACGACTGAACAGGTAACACACTTTACATAACCGCGCTCATCTGTGCCGCGACGCCGAATGAAGACTGAGAACTCTCTCCAAGCCCTATTCTTCAGACTGGCTGCTCCCGAGACTCTTTTCATCGGCTTGCTACGGCGCTGTAATAGTCCCTGCTTACGTTCTAGCGGCTTCCCTGAGGCGATTTGAGACTTATGAGGCTTCTGAGACACCTTCTCCCGCCTTCGTGCGTCCTGAGCGATCCTCAAAGCAAGTGCGGCCTCGTAGGTCTTTGGTCCTATGCGAGAGCGTTTCATCCTTTTGCCGCGACTTTCATTATGCGCTCGCCAATCCACTTGGCAACGGGCACAGCGACGGCGTTCCCCAAACATCGGTACATCGCTGAATCACTAAGCCCTGTTCCATCAAACCAACTGTCAGGGAAGCCCTGAAGTCTCATGCACTCTCGCGGCGTTAATCTCCGGACTCCGAAGCCGTTGCTAATTGCGGGCACTCGGTTGAGTCCGCTGTCTGCCGCTTTCAAGGGCGGCGTGTGCTCGTAGCTCTCCGCAAGGCTTCGCGCTTTTGACCCCTGACCGGCGCTGAACGCTATCGCGGGGTTGCTCTGTGGGCTTGACTGCAAAGCGTCGGTTGTTTCGTCATCAACTCGCATCGTTTGCGAAGCGCTCTTGTTCCATCCGAACGCTATTGCAGGATAACCACTTCCCGGCTTGCCGCCTGAACACGACAACTGAGGCGCGATGTCACTAGTGCGGATCTCTGCTCGCTGATTTTCTGCGAATGCTATCGCTACTAACGGCGTATCCTTCTGGAAGTCGCGCAATGCTGGACACTCCGCTGATTCATAAACCTTGCCATCTATGTTTTCGTGATAGATGTAAGTCTCGTGGGATTCATCGTGGCTACTATTCGCCTTTGCCTTAAGAGGCATTGACACAAGATGATTTGACTCGGCGGCCTGCTGCGTAGTCATTGCGTGACCGTGAGCCAGTGAGTGCGCAGCAAGTGATCCGGCAACTTGTAGGTTCATCATCACGGCATCCGTTGGTCCGCGTCCTCGTTGGTCTAAGGTTGCCGCAACGATCATTTCTCGTTCATCACTTCCGTTGGGTTTTCCGTGTGTGCTACCGCCACTAGTGCCGCCTCTAATTGTGGCGGCAACTCCCGGCCCCTCTTCTCTGCGCGTCGGAGGATTCCACGACACGCTTTCGGACTCAAAAAGTATTTCGGCGCAACTTCCGTCTCCAAGACTTCCGACAATGAACACACGGCGGCGGCGCTGTGCCACTCCGTCATATTGAGCATCAAAGATCCGCCACGCGAGCACATACCCGCATTGGACCAACCCTCGAAGGATTGCGGCAAAGTCTCGTCCCCCATCGGAACTAAGAAGGCCGGGCACATTCTCGATGACAATCCATCGCGGGAGATTTGATTCAATAATTCGTAAAAACTCGAACCATAACCCTGACCGCTCTCCAGCCAAGCCCGCGCGCTTGCCGGCCACAGACAAGTCTTGGCAGGGGAAACCTCCGCAAATAACATCGGCTGGCTCAAGCTTTCCGATCTTTGTGACATCCTCAAACCTCTTTGTGTTAGGAAACCTTGCCGCTAAAACCTTCTGACAATCTCTATCAATCTCTACTTGCTGAACACACTCCATCCCGGCCTGTTCAAATCCTAAGTCAAATCCGCCTATACCGCTGAACAAGGAAACAAGCCTCATCCTGTCCTCCGTGCCTTCCTCATGCTCTATCCACGCCTTGAAACGTCAGGATCATGGCCTCTTCAGGTTTGAATGAGTGTCCGCAGCCGCAATGATCTGCGATGATTGTTCCATCTTGAAACTCTGGCCTGAGATATTTTTCTGACTTGCAGGACGGACACAACACCGTGCCCACCGTGCCCTTGCCGCGTTTGACAATCTTTGCGCCCAACTCAAGACATCGATCAACGTAGTCTGGGATAACTGAATCAAACAAACTTGGCTGTGTGCTCATGCATCTACAGTCTCCTCCATTGGCGCTCCGCAGTTCTCACACTTCTCTTTGCTGAAGCCTACGATGTTGCCAGTGCATTCGCATTCGTACTTTGAATACTTGTCCGTGTCCTCACCGAGACAGAGACAAAGAGGTTGAGTGTTACAGACTAAATGAGTTTCCATTTCATGTCTCAATCAGCTTGAACTTACTAAAGAAACTTTCGACCGTCGCGCCCTTCATTAGTCTACCGAGAGCAACCTCAGGACAGTGCGTGCAGGAATCCTTGCCGCATTCGCCTTTCTGGTGTTGGCCCATTTGCGTCTGTCTAGCCACGGTGCTGAATGTTTCTTCATCGCAAACAACGGTCTGACCAAACTTTAATGATGTTTTTTTGTACGTGCGCTCTATTTGCATAGTTTTCTCCCTTCATCCGTTGACAATTTCAATCCCGCGCCACCTTCGTGAGCGCCTAATCAGTCCTAGGTTTTCAAGTGCTCGTAACTTATCATGAACAGAAGCGCTTGAACTCCAGCCGAAGTAATCGCCGATTTCTTTGATGGTTGGACCGTAGCCATTGGAGGCGATGAAGCCTTTGAGAAAGTTCATCAAACTATCTCGTTGTAAGGTTCTCACAGTTGATATCCTTTCAATGCTGCATTGTTAATCGCGCAATGTTCCGCACGGTTCGCCATACGTGTAGTCACGCTGTAAGAGTGGATCGCGCCTCACTACCAGTCGCGTTCCAGTGTTGTGACATTGCGGGCAAACGTTTTTGGATCGCCAGTCATATGTTCCCACGGGAGGCACACTGCGCTCGGCCCCTTTGATTCTCTGCCATGCGGAGCAAACCTCGGAAACATCAAGTACGAAGTTCGAGTTTCGAGATTGCCGTGCGTGCGTCACCGCTTCACCAAGCCGGCGCTCCGGCACTATGTCCTGCAACGCGAGCGTCCACGCCTCAACCATCAAGTCGAATTCGTCATCCACTGGACGAGCCGGGTTCCCTGCGAAGTATCGATCCAACTCGCTCATCACCGAGGCTGCGTAGCTCGGCTGCACGTTGCTGGTTCCTAATGATTGCGGCGTTCCTTCGTTCAGCAGCCGTTTGATTTGGCTGGGGTTGACTCGTTCCATTGCCATTTCTTCTTCCCTCCAGTTCCCTTAATCGATTACGGAAAGTTGCTTCCCAGTCTATCTTTCTCCCACGTGCGCCGGGAATACTGCGCCAATAGTCCTTAAACTCCGCAAGAGCGATTTCTAGCCTTACATGCGGGGCATCCGATACCGCAAACGCTTTAAGGCTTTCTGAAAGCTCAAAATCATCGGGTAGACGTGAACCGCGTTGCTCAGTCGAGCGCTTTGCGCGAGACGGTGTTGTTTCTTCTTCTTGTTTTCTATTCTGTTCTATTCCATTCTGTTCTGTTCCGCGCGCGCGCGTGAGGGCCGCACTAATCTCGCGCTTTTCCGCACCCCCCTGCGGGATTTGTGCGACTTCCTGCGGGATATCTGTAACTCCCGGTTCCTCAATAGTTTCCACGTCAAGCCATCCGATGACCACAAGCCGCGGTAACGCCTCTTCGAATACGGAAGCAGGGATTCGCGTCAATCTTGCGAGGGAGGCTGGATCATGCGATCTCGCACCGTCCCGCAGGAGAGTGCCGCGACACTCGCAGCACCCTGCGGGAATCCCGCACCCCCCTGCGGGATGAGAACCCTTCGACGCGACTTGGAGGATTCCGATCCATGCAGCGTAGTGTGACGGTCCGTTGGGGTGATCCATTAGTTCGGTGTAGCCGTCTCCGTCTTGCTTATTTGGAATGATCACAAATCGCAACTCTTTCAACTCGCGAGTGCGGTTGTTTTCAAAGTGTAAGTTCCAATCGCGAATACGATACATTTGGCGGTCTAAGGGAAAAGAAAAAGCGATTTGATAGTCGCGCCCGCGCTTGCCCGCCCTTTCTGCCCTTTGGAAACAGTTAGAGACTTTTATGGCGTAACGCGACTATCAAATCGCTCCAAAGGGATTGTTTAATGACCGGGGCAAGCGGTATTTATCAAACGAAAGGATTATAAACCATCTGCAAAATCAATCAAAGGACTTTCGTGTTTCTACCACCAAACAAGCCTCTGAATCGCTCGCAGGAGCCTCCGCCATAAAGGACGGCGCTTCGGAGGAGGGATGTAGGTTATCCAGTCGTATCTCATTTTTGTTTCTCGGGTTGTTTCTCAATTATCCCACGCCGCACTCCTACTCGGGCGCATGTGCCGCACAACCATGTACCGAACGGTAAGTCTCCGACTTGAATGCTTCGCCAATCGCCGGAATCTGTACCGCATAAGGAGTGAAAGACTCGCCCGTATGGCCCTGTAGCATTATGATCGGGGCTGACCAAATGAAACCGTCGCTGTATCGGCCCCATTCGTACCATGAAGACAGACTCTTTCCACTGACGCTCGCTCGTGAACGTCTCCTGCGTGGTCTTCATTTCCAATATCATCTTGAGCGTCATTATGCGTACTCCACCCACGCTGAAGTTCAGCAAGAATCAAACGCTCGGAATCCCGGTTATCCACGTTTTCGAGCCGCCCGGCGTTATGACAGCATGACATTCAGACAGATCGGGAAGGCACTGATCGGCAATAAACTGAGACTGTCTAAAATCGGCAAGGTTAAGATTCGAATGCACTGTCCACTTGAGGGATCGGTGAGAACTCTGACGGTTAAACGCGAAGCGGGACGATGGTTTGCTCTCTTCATAGTCCAACGTGAGTCCCAACCGTTGCTCCGTAACATTAACACTGTTGGCATCGACGTTGGCCTTTCGTTGTTCGCTACGCTCAGCGATGGATCCGTAATCGAAAATCCCCGATGGTTCCAAACCGCACAAGCCAAGTTGCGACGATTGCAAAGACGTGTCGCACGTCGGAAGAGAGAATCTAACCGTAGACGTAAGGCAATCTTGCTTCTTCAACGGTTTCACAACCATGTGCGCGATCAGCGCCGTGATTTTCACCACAAAGAATCGCGCAAGATCGTCAATCAGAACGGCCTTATTGCTGTCGAAGATCTCAATATCAAAGGACTCGCGAGCGGAATGCTCGCTAAGAGTGTTAATGATGCCGGATGGTCTAACTTTCTTTCCATGCTCGCGTACAAGGCTGAAAGCGCCGGGCGCGTGTTCGTGAAAGTTGATCCTCGCGGCACTAGTCAAACATGTATATGCGGCGCGGAAGTCCGCAAGACGCTGAATGATCGTTGGCATCTGTGTCTTAACTGCGGATTGTCTGCGGATCGTGATCATGTCAGTGCTCAAGTGATACTGTTAAGGGCTCGCGGTGAGCCTTCAGACGCTAACGTAGGTGTTTTAATACCAAGCGTTGTCTGAGAAGGTCAGATTGAACGGACTGACCGAAAACGTAGATCGCAAACCTTTGGTTGTAGTCGATCACGAGGCTCGTAATCGGTCTTGCTTCGTCAATAATAAGGTTGCTAACCATGAGTTGATGCTCCTAGCTGTAATGCCGTTTCTGAGCGTGTGTTACCGTCGCATAGCCCTGAACTACCTGTAGATCCGCGGAATAGCGCGATAGATTCGGACACAGTGTTTGCACTTATCCTTGCGGTTTCTTCCGACGAATCCCCACAACGCCGATCCAATAGCGCGGCGCAAGAATTGACCACAGAGCGTATCCGTGGGAACGTTCTGTCCGTAGATGGTTCGATCTTTGGCAATGTGGAGCTTCATTTGACTAACTGAATCTTCCCTTTTCGTGCATGAACTACATCAGACTTCTTAGCGAGTGCGATTGATTCCTCAAGTTGCTTTGCTAGTTCTTCAGGCGCACTTGTAAAGATAAATCCCCCTTCGGCCCGCTCCTGAAGCGCCCGCACGTGACTATCAACTTCCGCGAGAAACTCAATCCCCATACGCTCGAGCTCAGCAATGCGAATAATGTCTCGGTAGATACGTTTCACAAACAGATCCATTCCTGCCGGCGCGCGTGGATCGTAACTTACAAAGTCACACCAAAGCCTTCCGGTGCATGCCAAGCTGAACTGAATTTGGTCAATGAACTTCCCTGGAATTGAGTGCGTCAACAAAAGTTCGAAGTGGATAGCAGTTGTTCGGGCCTTTGCTTCGACTAACCCATCTGTGCCCACTAAGCGATCAGGACTGGCTCCTGCCATTGGAATGCTCGGATGGTGAAAGAAACCGCAGGGCTGAGCTTCGTTGCCCGTCATGAGCTCATAAGCAACGACAGCTTCAGGCTCAACCTGATTACCTCGTTGCATGTACCAATTGTTGTAACCATCGTAAGGAATGCCACTCAATCGCTCACAAATCAGTTCTGCGCGGTAATTGGATCGGGACGCGCCCCATCCTGCCTTCGTCCTAGCAAAAGCGTCTGAGGCGCGACTAGAGGTAAACCTGCCAAGCCGAGCGCGTTTCCAGTCTTCCGATCCTTGTTCAAGATTCATGGCGCACTCACGGCAGAACTCAACTATGAGTCCGTCTTCGTTTTCTTTGCAGCCGCAGTTGTTCACTTATCGTTGCCTTTCCCTTCGCGCTCGCAACCGCCCGTAATCATCGTGGTACTGCCACCATAGGTCTTCTAACTGATCAAGCGCAGACTTGGGCCAGCCGATTTCAAGGCAGTAGCCCAACCACTCCGCACATTGCCTGATAGCGCGACTAGTTCTCACGACCACTCTCCTTATTTCATCCAAGGATGCGCATCTTTCAACGTCTTCTCATCATCTCCGCGTCGCTTCTTGTCAAGCCACGCCAGCGCGTCGGTGTACTTTTCAGCCGGCAAGTCTCCAATTTTTCTTATGTCGTAGTTTTTGAGGAAATCCGCTTTACAGTTCTTGCCGACGCCCTCGATTACGCCTTGGAGCGTTGACACCTGAACGTCGCTGACGCGAGTAAATGCGTTTGATTTCTCTTGGCCTTGACTATTGAGTGCTCTAGCAAGAGTAGTTTCAGCGTGTTTGTATCTTCCAGAAGGAATGTCCTCAACTGACTTTATCTCTTGTTTGTAGGTATTGCTCATGTACTCCAAGGCTTTGTTTTGCGTGGCTTCGCTCAATCGGTCGAAGAGATCGCGGAGTATCTTCGCCTGGGGCTCACTGACTGTTGGTCTAATAGCGTTGCCGTCGTGATCATCCTTATCGACAAGTAGCGGGATATCCCAAATCATTGACGCGAGTTTACGGATGCCATATGAAGAGCCGCTCACAACCGCTTGCTGTTTCGTCATTACCCCAGAGCCGCCTTTTGGTCCCATGTTGTCAATTGGCATAGGGAGACGATAGCGGCGCCGATGACCACTCCGATGGATCACGTCACAGCAAACAACCATCATGTCCGCCATCGGACTTGGCTCACTATCCCACGTTTGAGTAAAACCATACTTCCGGCGAATCGGACGCAGCATTTCATCAATCTTTGGATAGCTAACGTTTCGGCTATTGCGCTCTGAATTCACTTTATCCCAAGCCAGTGCTCGCACTTCGCTTTGCGCTTCAATCATATCGGCATCAAAGGCCTTTTCTGCCTGACGATCTTCTAGTTGAATTTGGAGGTCAACCAGCACGCGCAACTTATCCGCGTCCACCTCTTTGTTGACGATCACCTTCTCAATCAGAGCGAGAAACTTATCCTGCTCTTGTGGGCGGTCAATAGCTAGTGTTTCTGAATTAGTTGACATTACATCTCACCTTCGTATTGAGATAGATCAACGCCAGCCAGTCTGCCGCAAGCCATCGCGAATTGATGATGCGCCGTAGACAGGGCTGAATAGCCGTCACTGATCTCACTGTAATTCCATAGTTCATGAGAACGCACCGCATACTCATTTGCGGCCCGTTGGTGCCACTCGAACATATGCTTGAATTGGTCTTTGTCAGTCGCCATTTGATTTACCTCTAATAGCCGATGCGCGATTCGCTACTATCTGCGCCGCATCTTGTTCGGAGTAGACTTCTGCTATGGGCCAGTGATCTTCGGATGTTATTAGCCATCGGGCGGGAAGGTTGGGTGTCTTTGCTTCTAAGCGTGTATAGCACCATTCTCCCCCGGCGATAGTTTTTGGAGTGACAGGATCATG